CAGGTAATGCTTCTTTTGGTGATTATTTTCCAATATCAACAGATTGGGGTAACTTTACAGATGCCACAACATCTGCATTTGGCGAAGACTTAACTGTAATGTACGATTGTCGTGTAGACCCTATTACACCTAGAGGTTACCTTCTGTCAAAAGATTTTGGCTACGTAGCATAAGTATAAATAAGAGATAATTCAAGGATTTTAAATGGCCACACAAATACAATGGAGAAGAGGCACTACTGCTCAAACAGCATCGTTTACGGGTGCTGTTGGTGAAACAACAGTAGACACCTCCAAAAACACATTAGTCATACATGATGGTACTACGGCTGGTGGATTTCCGTTGGCCAGAGAAAGTGCTTTATCTGCAAATGCATCACAAATTCAAGCTTCATTTAATCAAGCTAATACAGCTTTTATAGCGGCAACTTCTGCTGGTATATACGCAAACGGTGCCTTTGTTTCTTCCAATACAATTCAAACTTATGTTACTAGTGCAAATGCAAACATTAGTTTATTGTTCTCGTATGTAAACACTGCCAACGCAAATATTACGGCTGCATTTGCGGCCGCTGGGTCTGCTGGTGTATATGCTAACGCTGCATTTATTCATGCTAATGCATCTTTTGCTTTTGCAAATACTATATCTGGCGGAGCTGCAATTGATAATGTTGCTAGAAGTTTGGCCAATTCAGCTGTTACACTATCAGAGGCTACTGATGCAACACAAAACAATAGTATAGCAGCCGCCTTTACTCAAGCAAATACTGGTGTTACAAATGCAGCAGCTGCTAGTAATTATGCTAATGCTGCTTTCTTAGCAGCCAATTCAGCAGCCACTTTATCAGCTGCTACCGATGCGACTCAGAATACTAATATTACCAATGCACAGAATACAGCCGATGCTGCTTTCTTAGCATCCAATACAGCGGCTACATTATCGGATGCTACCGATGCAACACAGAATAATTCCATAGCAGCTGCTTTTACTAGAGCTAATAATTCTATTAGTGCAAATGCAGGTGGTACAATTACAGGCGACTTAGTTGTTACAGGTAACTTAACAATTAGTGGCCAAACAACATATGCAAATACCATATCTGTTCAACTTGGTGATAATATTATCACCCTTAATTCAGAGACACCAACTTCATTAACACCAACAGAAAACGCTGGTATTGAAGTTAATCGTGGAAATACTTTTGCTAACTCGTCACTATTGTGGATTGAGTCTTCTGGTAAATGGCAAGCAAATAGTGGCTCTTTAACTGGTGCTTATTTCCTTGCTGATGAATCTGTTGTTACAGCTGCTTTCTTAGCAGCCAATTCAGCTGCTACCTTATCAGCTGCTACTGATGCAACACAGAATAACAGTATTACAGCTGCTTTCTTAGCTGCCAATTCAGCGGCTACATTATCAGCTGCTACTGATGCAACTCAAAATAATTCTATAGCGGCTGCCTTTACTCAAGCAAACTCAGTTTACTTGCCTTCAGTTACTCGCTTAGATGTAACAAATTCAGGTGCAAGCGCTTATTTGTTTGACCAATATGCAGGAAATAATCCAGAACTTTACATACGAGCTGGTGAAACTCTTGCTTTTAATTTAAATGTAACAGGTCATCCATTTTTAATTCGTGTTTCAAATGGTGGTTCTAATTACAGTAATGGTCTTACTCACGTAACAACCACAGGTACTGTTACGACAGGATCTAGTGCTCAAGGCCAAGTGGCAGGCACACTTTATTGGAAAGTTCCAGCTGAGTTAGCAGGAAATACTTATGTTTACCAGTGTCAAGTTCATGGTGGCATGGTTGGTAATATTGTTATTGAAAGACCTAACCACGACTTTACCAATATATCTGTAGCTGCAGGAACTTATGGTAATGCAACACATTATGGAGTTGTATCTGTTGCCGCTAACGGCCGTGTAACTTCAGTATCAACATTCCCAGTTGTAGATTCAAGTGCGATTGCTTTCTCAATTGCTTTAGGATAAAATATGGCAAAACCAACCACAAGAGCTGAGTTTAAGACTTACTGCCTACGCAGACTAGGTTTTCCTGTCATCGATATTAATGTTGATGATGACCAAGTTGATGACCGTATTGATGATGCGCTTGCATTCTTTAATGATTACCACTATGATGGTACAGAAAAGATTTTTATGAAGCACCGCATTACTGCGGAAGATATTAATCGCCGTTGGATTTATTGTCCAGATGCGGTTACTTTTGTGACCAATGTATTCCCTTTTGATGATTCTAATTCATCAATCAATATGTTTGACTTGCGTTATCAATTGCGCTTGCATGATTTGTACGACTTCACATCCGTTTCATATGTCTCATATGAGATGACTATGCAACACATTGCAACATTGAACATGTTGTTTTCTGGTAAGCCACAATTTAGATTTAACCGCCACCAAAACAAATTGTTCCTAGACATTGATTGGTCAAGTGACCGTGAAGTTGGTGAGTATGTAATTGTTGAGTGTTACCGTAAATTACAACCAGATTCTATCACATTAACAGGCACAGTTACTTGTACTACCACATCTAATACTGTGACTGGTACTGGCACAACATTCGACCAAGAAATTTTAGAAAATGATGTAGTTGTTATTGGTGGTGAAGAAAAACAAGTTAGACATATTTTTTCACCGACTGAATTAAGTTTGTATAGTCCAATTTCTACAAATAAAACAAATGTTTCAGTAGTTAAAACTGGCCTTTCTGATGTATGGAATGACCGTTGGTTGAAACAATATGCAACTGCAAAAATCAAATATCAATGGGGTTCTAACCTAAGTAAGTTTGCGGGCATTCAAATGCCTGGTGGTGTTACACTTGATGGTCCAAGAATCATGCAAGAAGCACTTGATGAAATCCATAAGATTGAAGAAGAAATGTACACAATGAGTAGCTTGCCTAGTGAGATTTTAGTAGGTTAATAATGGCAACTAATGTTTATTTTAATCCGTTTCCATCCAATCAGATAACTTCCGAGCAACTGCTTGTTGAAGATTTATTGATTGAAGCCTTAAAAATTTATGGCATGGATGTTTATTATCTCCCTAGGTCTAGCGGAGATGAAGTAGATTATATCTATGGTGAAGATTCAAATAAACAATATACTGCCGCATATCCAATTGAATTGTATTTGGAAAATGTTACTGGCATGGACGGTGAAGGAGATTTTATCTCCAAGTTTGGATTAGAAATACGTGATGAGATATCACTACTTGTTTCTCGCAGAAGATTCGCTGCAACTGTACCACAAAAAAGACCAAATGAAGGTGATTTAATATATGTACCTTTGGTACAAAACTTCTTTGAGATTAGTTTTGTAGAACACGAAAATGACCAAGCAATGTTTTATACATTAGGTCGTGGTCGTGGTGCTAATGTGTATGTGTATGCATTAAAATTGAAACAGTTTGTATTCTCTAACGAACTGGTGTCTACTGGTGTAGCAGAAGTTGATAACCAAATCAGAGATGCTTATCCAAGAACACGCATTACTTTAACAAGTGGTTCTGGTACATTTGTGAATGATGAAATTGTTTATCAGGGAAATAGTTTGGCTAATGCAAATGCACAAGCTGTTGTTCATACATTTACCAGAAATACACACATTGATATAATTCGCACAAAAGGAACATTTGTATCTGGTAATGTGCGTGGCAGTACAAGTTCTGCAAACTGGGTTATTAATACTATTTCCGATACTGCAACTATGAATACTGCCTTTGAAGATATTGTTGATAATGCTAGAATTGAGGCGGAGGCCGATGGCATTATGGACTGGACAGAAACTAACCCATTTGGTACTGATTAAATATGCTAGGTCATCCACACTTCTATAATAGAACCATTCGCAAATTGGTGGTGGCTTTTGGCTCTATGTTTAACGACATTCAAGTTGTTCGTTATAACAAGGATGTTAATAAAGCAGGCCAAATCTTTAAGGTGCCGTTGTCATATGGCCCAAAAGAAAAATACTTAACTCGCATTACCAGTGACCCCGATTTAACAAAATCTATTAATACTATTGTGCCTAGAATTTCATTTGAAATGACTGGTATGTCATATGACCCAAGTAGAAAGAAAATGTCTACTGTCCAAAACTTTGCTTTGGATTCAAACAATAGTTTAGTAACACAATATGTTCCAGTACCATATGATTATGAATTTTCATTGTCAATCTATGTGAGAAACACAGAAGATGGTACTCAAATCATTGAGCAAATTTTACCATTCTTTACACCAGATTTTACTGTTAGTGTAGATTTTATTCCTTCATTAGGCCAAAAATACGATTTGCCTATTAAATTAGATTCTGTATCATCAAGTATTGATTATGAAGGTGACATGTCAACTACCCGTTTGATTATTTGGGACCTGACATTCACACTCAAAGGTTATATTTGGCCACCAGTTAAATCTAATACAGCTCAAGGTTTAATTGGTACATATAGTACATCAGCGGCTGCATATGGTTTTGCTAAAACAAATATTTTTATTGACACACAAGTACGTGATTCACAAAAAGTTTATGTAAACTATGCAACTGGTAACAATGTGTTTACCACAGGTGAAACCATTCGTGTTGAGAGTAAAGATATTACGGGTAAAGTGGTTTATTTCAGTAACACAGTTAGTGGTATTTTGGTGTTGAGTGACTTGAATAAACTTGTCTCTGCAAATGATGTGGTTACTGGTGATTATTCACATGCTAAATATAAAGTAACATCTACTGAAAATTCTAAAGTATTGGCATCCAGAATTGTAGTACAAGCAGACCCATTAAATTCTGCACCCGATGACCAATATGGATTTACAGATACTATTACTAACTGGCCTAATACATTAACATGAACAAATTGAACGCAACTCTTTCTGAAGTTTTAGATGTTGAGCCTATTGGTTCAACAGAACTTTTGCCTGCACAACCAGTAACTAAGGTTGATGATGATGCCGACTTTGCTCGTGAGAACATTCGTACCTTAATTGAAAAAGGTAATCTTGCGGTTGACGGCATCTTACATGTAGCAAAAGAATCTGAACACCCAAGAGCATATGAAGTTGCAGCTAATCTAATTAAAAACTTGTCAGATTTAAACAAAGACTTGATGGAAATCCAAAAGCGTAAAAGAGATTTGGCACCACAATCACAAAGAAGTGGTGATATCAATGTTGATAAAGCAGTGTTTGTTGGTTCAACCACCGAACTGGTCAAGTTTTTAAAGAACAATAAATAAGGATACTATGGAACAATTAATTCAACAACTAAAAGTTATTTTGGGTACAAACTTTGGTTTGTATTTTAAATCACACTCATATCATTGGAACATTGAAGGTCCAAACTTCAATGATTACCACGTTTTTCTAAATGGTTTTTACACTGCTGTTTGGGGTAATACTGACCTTATTGCGGAAAAAATTCGTATGTTGGACTCATATGCACCAACAAGTCTTTCTCGCATGGTGGAACTTTCTGATGTTCCAGAAACAGATTCTATCCCATCAGCTCTTGCTATGTTAGCAGACCTTAAAAAAGATAATGACAAATACATCATTCACCTAAGAGCTGGTATTGTAGCAGCAGACCAAGCTGGTGAACCTGCTGTCTCCAACTTCTTGCAAGACATTTTAGACCAACATCAAAAACAAGCTTGGATGCTTCGCAGTATCGTTAAATAATTATGGATGCAGGTGGTTACCTAGGTAATGCAAACCTCAAAAGGACAGGCGTTGAACTGTCCTATACTGAGGAACAAGTTGCCGAGATTATAAAATGTACTGAAGACCCGGTCTACTTCATTAGGACATATGTTAAAATTGTCAACGTAGACCATGGTTTAGTACCATTCGAAATGTGGCCGTTCCAAGAGGACATGGTCAGAACATTTCACAACAATCGTTTTTGTATTGCAAAGATGCCTCGACAGGTTGGTAAAACAACCACGACTGTAGGTTATATGCTTTGGTCTGTATTGTTCCAAGATGACTACAGTATTGCAATTCTAGCGAACAAGGGTTCTCTTGCTCGTGATATTCTAAGCCGTG